GAGGAAGGTGGTGGTGGCCATGCTGGTCTCCTTAGTTGATGTGATGCCCGAGGCGGGCGGTGAGCTCGTAGGTCGGCATCTGCTGGCCGTTGTAGTCCGCCCACGAGGGACGGCCGTCGACGACCTGCAGCGTCGAGCCGAGGATCGCGTCCGCGGTGGTGGCGATCCATGCGTTGGTGGCCGCGTTGCCGGGCGGGGAGCCGCAGACGACGAGGCGGATGTCGATGTCGAAGACGGCGCTGGTCGCGACGCGCACGGTGGGGAGCTCGACCATGACGCACTTGGGACGCGCCTGCCCGGGGTCGTGGGCGTTCGGGATTCCGAGCGCCGTGAGCTTCGCGCGACAGGCCGCGACCGCGTCCTCGAGGATGCCGGCCATTAGCCGACCTGCGCCTTGCGGACTCCGAGGAGCGACATGATCTGCCCGAGGCTCTGACCGGGGATGCCGGCGAAGCTTTGGGCGTCGAACGAGGCAAAGCCGTCGACTGCGCCGCGGGTGCGGATGAGGGTCTGGGCGTAGAGCACGGTGGCCTGCTTGACCTTCTCGCCGGGGACGATGCCAGGGTGGTCCTTGTAGCCGGCCGCGCGGCGTGCCACGTAGGCCCAGTCATTGGCGGCGGCGATTTGGGCGTTGGCCCAGTCGATGTCGTCGCCGGCGAAGTCGTAGCCGAGCTGGAGCTCGAGGTCCGCGAGCGCGATCCACGAGACGTTGAGGTGGAACTGCGCCCATTCCTCGGTCTCGGCGAGCGTCGTGTTCGAGTGCGAGTAGGTGATCTTCTTGTTGGTCGTGTCGACGGTCGTGACGGTCAGGGTCGCGCGGTTCCATTGGTTGTTGGTGAAGCCGCCGACCGAGCCGGTCGAGCCGACGATGATGCCGTCGACATCGGAGAGCGTGAGCGTCCACGTGCCGGCCGTCGCTTTGACGGCGGACACTTCCTTCACGAGGGAGATCGGAAAGGTGGGGGTGGACACTCACGCGCTCCTAGGGACGTCAGGCGGGGTCGACGAACTTGACGAAGGCGCCGGCCTCGAGGACCTTGGCGGCGAAGTAGCCGTAGAAGCCCAGGCGGGTCGAGAGGGTCGCGGGCTGCTCGACGCGGAGCGCGCCACGGCGGTCCTCGTAGAGCTCGATGCCCATGTCCGGGTTGCCCACGACGGCGGAGCCGGACGCGAACTTGTTCGACACCACGACGCGGAGGCCGAGGCCCGTCACCACGAAGGACGACGGGCTCATCGTGCCGGCGACGTTGGAGGGGCCGACCTGCGTGAAGAGGCGGTCGCCGTTGGCGAGCTTGGCGACTCCGAGGGCCTGCCACTTGTCGGGCGAGACGAACAGGTGCGTCGGGAGCTCGTCGATGGCGGCGTCGATCGTGGCCGAGGCCGCGAAGAGGACGTCGAGGATCTCGTCGCCGTCGGTCCAGTCGGTGATCGTGTCCGTGACGGTCGCGCCCGAGATGAGGGCGGCCGTGGCGTAGGACTCGGTCCTCTTGGCGTAGACGCGGCCGAGGTCGCGGATCGTGAGGTCGACCATGTTGACGTCGGCGAAGTCGATGGACTGGGCCGAGAGGTCGACGTAGCCGCCGAGGGTGGCCTTGTCCACCTGCACGCGCTCGATCTCGAGCTTCGCCGAGGCGAGCTCATCGAACTCGGCTGCCTGCACGTCAACGTCCGTGTGGGCGCTGATCTTGCGACGGTAGAAGAGCTCGCCGGCTGCGGGCATCCCGAGGGTGCCGACGGCGGAGACGAACGGGCGACGGTCGTTGAGCGAGTCCCAGACTCCGCCGACGAGGTTCTCGGGGACGACGCCGGGGATGTCGGCCACGACGCCCTCGGCCGCGACGGCCTCGAGCACCTTGGCGTTGCCGGTTGCGACGGCCGAGATGTACTCGCCGGCGCTGATCTTGCGGGCCGCCTTGGGGGCGGCGTGGATGATCGTCGGGACGACGGCGGGTGCCGCGGCTTCGACGACTTCGGGGGTGTTCTCCACTTCGGGTTCTCCTTCTTCGGTGGGGATGGGTGCGGGCTCCTCGTCGGGCGCCGAGGCGGCGACGGAGGAGATGTAGGCGCGGTCGCCGTAGGCCCCGTAGGGCACGAGCGAGAGCTCCTTGAGGGTGGCGGACTTGACGACGAGCGTCTTGCCCTGCCACTCGAAGTCGGTCGCTTCGACGCCGACCGAGACTTGGTCGTAGGCGCCGATCGCGGCGAGCTCGAGCGTGTCGTCTCCCAAGGCCGTCTTGGCGACCTTCGCTGTGAAGCGCAGCTCCTCGCCCGTGTCTTCGAGCGCGGTCACGAGGCCGGCGATCTTGCCGAGGTCGTGATCCAGCGCGAGCTTGGGCTTGGGTCCATCGGTGGGAATGGAGCCGGGGAGAAACTTGGTGCGGGTGCCGTCGGAGACGACTGCTTCGACGTTCCACGGGACTGCGATGCCTTCGAGCTGGCGCTGGGGGGCGTCACCTTCGGCGGCTTCGACGAGTACGAGGGCTTGTGAGAGCTGGAGCTTCATTGGGGGGTCTCCTGCGGTGTGGGGTCGGGCGTGGGCTGCATCGGGTGCTGGAGGAGCTCCGAGACGTCGAGGCGGACGAAGCGCCCACGGGGAAGGATACGGTCGCTCGAGAGCGTCTCGCTGATGCACCGGATGATGGGGAGCGCGGCGTAGCGGTAGAGGACGACCTGCGATTCCTGGGCGTTGGTGTACGTCATCGACGTCCCGGCGTCGGCGCCGACGAGGAACTGGGGAATGCCGCAAGCGTTCGCGACCTCGGTCATTATGTGCCGGCGAGCTTCGACGAGCTGGAGCTTGGAGGGGTCGGAGGCGAACTCGCGCCACTCGACCGCGTTGTTGAGTGCGCCGATGGCGCCGCCGTCGCCGGAGCGGAGCGTCGTCCAGACGTCGACCATGTCCTGCAGCTCCTCGGAGGTCATGCCTTCGGTGCCGGGGGTCTGCTGGAGGTAGCCCGCGGGGATCTCGTTGCGGGCGAAGCGGAGCGCGGACTGGTCGAGGCGCTCGGCGATTGCGATGACGCGGCGCGCGGTCCAGAGGATGCCAGGGGAGGCGCCGAGGAACTGGACGACGTTCTCGGTGTCGAGTTTCTCGCCTTGGAAGTAGATCTCGTTCGCCGGCCCGTAGACCTGTCCTTCGTCGGTGACGATGTCGGTCGTGATGTCGGACGCGGGGAGCCATTGGAAGGATGCGGGGAAGCCGACGGCGGCGTTGCCCGTCGGGGCGTAGCGCGACGTGATCGCGGCGTAGGCGCGCCCGTGGAAGAAGAGATCGTCCGCGATGTTCGAGAGGAAGAACTGGCGGGTCGTGTTCGGGTCGGGCCGGTAGCACCATGCTTCGTTCGGGAGCTGCTCCTCGACGTACTCGCCGGCGACGGCGTCCCAGCGGACGGAGTACTCGACGAGGGGGAGGCTGGCAACGAGGCCGACGATCAGGTCTCGAGCTCGCGACACGGTCGGGATTTGGAGCGCGCGGAGGCGGGCGACCGAGCCCGAGTAGACCGCGAAGTTGCCAATGTTGCGGCCGGCGGCGGCGGAGACGTTGCGGGCTACCGCGGCGGGGCGCGTCGTGCGACGGAATACGGCCATTCGGGTGCTAACTGTAGCAAGCAGGTGTGCACGATTATGCACGCGGTGCACTTTTGTGCTACTGGTTCCTCCCGATCGCGGCAGCTCCCCTCGAGCGTCTCGCCGGCTTGGACACCATCGCGACCGCGAAGACCCCTCCTCCATCGGCTGCCGCAGGGCGTCGAGCGCCGCCGGCGCGAAGGCGCAGACCTCATCGAGGAAGAGCACCCCGAGATGGGCGAGGGTGATCTCGCCGGGGGACCGCTTCGACGAGAGGACGACCGCTTGGGCTTGGCGGACCATGACGGCCCGCGCCACGTGCTCGGCGAGGAGAGCCTCCCCTCGATGCTTCACTCGGCCCTCGCCGGCGATGAGAGCCCGCACGAGGCCGGTCCACTTGAGGAGCTCGCCGTAGCCGACGACGTGCTTGCGGGGCCGGTACTTCTCGGGGAGGTGGCCCTCAATGCTCGGCGTGATTGCGAGCTTGAGCTCTCGGTGCTGGTCCATGAGGCCGGCGACGGCGGCCATGCAGTCGGGGAGCGAGTCGGCGGTGAAGGCCACCTCGACGTGGGCGTTGCCCTCGAGGTCGACGGCGGCGCGGAGGCCGTAATACTTCTCGCCCTCGAAGGTGGAGTCGACCGCGAGGACGCCGCCTTCGGGCATCGGGTCATCGGTCTCGAGGGTGTCCCACGTGCCGGGGGAGAGCCATCCGTCCTCGGTCGCGACCCAGAGGTTGAGCGAGCCGCGAAGGTACGCGGCGCGGTCGGAGTCGTCCTCGTTCTCGGCCTTGAGCGTCTCGTAGGTGATCGTGGTCCCGAGGCTCGGGTTGGCCCATCCGAACCATCGCTCCTCGCGGTAGTCCTGTCCCGGCGGAGGGGAGTACTCGGCGAAGTAGACAGGGCCGGCGACCCCGTCGTCGATCGCGCGGATCGCGGCGTCGCGCTGGGCCTTGAGCCAATCAGACGACTCGGTGCCCGCCGTCGAGACCGCGATGAGGATCGGGTCGGGCCGTGCGCGCATCGTCTTCTCGAAGCCGTGGGTAATCGTGTCCTGCTTCACGTTCCATGCTTCGTCGACGAAGACCCAGTCGAGGGAGAGACCGTGGGGAGAGTTGGGCTGGGCCGACTTGACCCACCATCTCGAGCCGTCGGGCATCTTGAGGTTCTGCCGTCCGTAGCCGAACTTGGCCTCGGCGCCGAACAGCTCGACGAGAATCGGGGCAAGGTCCTCGAAGAGCATCGCGGCGAGGGAGAGCTCGTGGGCGGTGTTGACGACCTGCTGGGGAGCGCCGCGGAGCTGCGCGATCGTCGTGAGCGCCGCACCGATCATCGGCTTGAGAAGCCAGGTCTTTCCGTTCTGACGCGCCACCCCAAGGACCGCGCGCCGGTGGAGAAGCTTCCCGTCGGGGCCAGTCGCCAGAGCCTGCCTCGCCACGTGCTTCTGCCACTCAAGCAGCTCATAACCGAGGAACTTCTCCGCCCACTCGATCACCAGCTCCCCCAGCTCCGTCCCATGCGGGCCGACTGGGGTCTCGAGCCGAGGCAACGTCCGCCCGGTTCTCGAGAAGTCCGTCGCGATGTCGCCGGCTTCGGAGCCATGCGAAGACCTTCGGGTCGCCCCCTGGTCCTTCGGGGAAATCTCTCCCTCCAAGGCTCCTCGGGGTGTGGAAGGTCGCTCAAAGAAGCCGTCGGCTTCGAGCGCGGAGTGTTCGAGGTGGACTTCTCGGCGTGCTTGGTGTTGTTTGTGGCGCTGGTGGTTGCCGTAGGTGGCGCCTCTCGAGGCGTTGCAGGCTCGACACGCGGGGACGAGGTTCTCGAGACTGTCGTCTTGGGTGAGGTCGTACTCGATGAGGTGGTCGGCTTCGGTGGCCGGCGAGCCGCACCAGTGGCAGGTGGGGTGGCCGGCGAGGATGATGGCTCGGTTGCGTCGGTATTCCGGGGTGACTTGTCTCGACATGGTGTTGGCCCTTCCGGTGACTGCTCCCGCGCCCTTCGGGCTTGGGCTGGCGCCCTCGCTTCGCTCGGTTGCCGTCATGGTACGTGGTGAGGTTGTCTCGGCTTCCCCCCACACTTCGAGGTCTTGCACCTCCCGCTGCCGTTCTCCTTGCCGGGGACCTCCACGGTTTCACGTTTCTGACGTTCGTTGACGCTGCTCCCGCCTTCCCAGTCGATGCAGGGCATGGCAGGCCTACCTCCGTTCCCGGATGTTCTACGAGCAGAGTGCAAACCCCTACGTCGGCGTGGTGCTCTCAGTTGTGCGGGCATCGTAGGCCCGAGGTGCTACCCGTTCTCGTCGTCGAGATCGGCAGGGCCGGCGAACGTCTCCAGCCAGTACTTCTTGTACGTCTCGGAGCTTCTCGTCGCGATGGCCTCGAGGTCGCGGGGGCGCCAGATGTAGTACTCGCCGCCCGACTTCACAATCGCCTCACCCCAGCGGATCTGCTGGTCGGAGAGCTTGCCATCCGTGGCCTTGAGCTCCGCGTGGATGATGCCACGACCCGTCTCCGAGACGAGAGTGAGGTCGGGATAGCCGTGGCCGTCGGAGCGCCACACGCCCGGACGGACTTGGAACGGGGCCGGGTGGAACGCGAGCCAGCCTTGGGACCGAAACAGTCGGAGGACTTGGTCTTGGAAGATGGCCTCTTCGGAGCTCTTCATCGGAGGCATTCTACGACCTCCCCTGATGCCACTTTGAGAAGGCGCCCATTGGATCTACCACCGGTGCGGCATCGCGGGTCCATCCGGCCGCTCTCACTTCATCGGTGATTGCAACATGACCGCATGGGCACTCCCATCTCGTCCGTAGTGTCGTCAGTACCTTCGAGGCCCACGAGTCGTGAAGGTCCTCTGTGGAGATGGGCACAACCTTTTCTCGAATCGCGTGGGACGTGATCCGCTTACAGGACGGGCAGTAGCGGCTCTCATTCACCGGCGCCCACCCACCACGACTGGCCCCACACCGCCGAAGGATGCACCCCAGCGCGGATCGCGTAACGGTCGGCCTCAAAGGTTGAGAGGCTCGTCCCGTTGCCGTACTTCCACTTCCGGACGGTATGCCTCGAGATGCCGAGCACCTCCGCGATCGTCTCGTCAGTCATCTCCGAAGGGAAGAACCGAAAGAGCTGCATCGCGTCGTAGCGGACCGCTGGCTTACTCATCGCCGGCCTCCAAGGGGCGCTGGCTAATCATGGCGAGGCACCCTAAATACCCAGCGGCGTCGATGACCGAGTCTTCGTGCACCACGCCGCGCTCGAGGTTGGTGCCAAGCCGCGCAAGCTTGACGGCCACCATAAAGAGTGTCCCCTCGATGGGCGTGAGGCGGTGCCCGGTCATGCCCTCGAAGATGCGCGTGACGCGCCCGTAGTCATCCGCGGGATGCCCGTAGGCGTCCTGTCGCGCCCCGTTGATGAGGTTGTAAGCCTCGAGGAGCACCTCGGAGCCGGGCGTGGACGTTCTCGGCTCACTCATCTTCGGCCCCCTCGAGAATGTCCTCGAGCTGGAGGATGCCGAGCGAGGCGTAGGCAAGCACGAGAGCGTCCTTGAGCCGGCGAGCCTTGACCCAGTTGGCCAAGATGCCGATGCCGTTGCCGACGGCGAGTGCGATCAGCCACCAATCCACTAGAAGGGGTCCTCCTGGGCGGGCGCGGCCTGACTCTCCGCGATGAGCTTCTCAATGAGGTCCGAGGCGTCGCGCTTCGAGAGGCCCTCCATGTTGGCGGGGGGAAGCTTCCCGAGGCTCTTGGAGAGCGCGCGAATCTTGCCCAGCTGGGCGGGCGACGCTTCACCGGGACCAGCCTGCGGAGCGGGGCCTCCTCCGGAGCGTTGCACCTTCTGCATCTCCTCCCTCGACGGGCGCTTCGCAGGGTCCGTGCCGGCGAGTCCCGCGTTGGCGAGGGCACGGCCGACGGCGGAGCTCTCGCAGTTCTCGAGATGGCTGGTTCGGTTCACGGGTGAGGAGCCGCGGGTTTCTTCGGCGAGGCCGGTCGCGACGAGCACGTCGTCGACCCAGAGCTCGGCGCGGACGACTGCGGTGTCGGCGAGGTAGTGCTCGAGGTGGGTGATCACGCGGGGCTGCTTGCCTTGGTCGTAGATGGCCTTGAGCCAGCGGTCGAGCCGTACGGCGACGGGCTCGTAGTTCTCGAGGTTCACAGGTCTCCCGCTTTCTTGTAGATGGATGGGTGAAGGATGGAGTCGATCACGCCGAGGAGCTGGGCTTCGTGGCGCTCGACTGCTTCTTGGTAGGAGCCTCGCGGGACGTAGGTCTTCACCTTCCCGAGTGTCTCGGCGAGGTTCCCGAGGAGGGAGCCGAGGGCGTCGAGCTGGCGTTGGACGCGGTCGAGGTCGGCGCGGGCATCGTTGGCGGAGAGCCAGTCGTAGCGGCTGCGCTCCTCGAGGCAGGCGATGGCATAGTTGACTGCTTCGGCGACGCGGAGGTCGCCGCCAATCTCGAGGTCGGTGCGGAGGTCCTTGAGACGTCCGAGGGCTTCGTAGTTGTTCATCCCGTGACCTCCTCGTACAGGCGGGCGCGAAGCGCGCGGAGGCGCTTGTTCTCACGAACTAGGCGGCTCGCCATGAGGACGGTCTCGTCAGTCTGAATCTCGAGGAGCTGCGAGATGGCCTTGAGGTTGATCTCGATGACCTGCTCGAGCGACTCGTCGAGCTGCTCCAGCTCATCGAGCGAGAGCTCGACTGTTGTAGTGATGGGTTCTTCCATGCTTCCCTTTCTGGCCGGCCCCTTTGGCCGACGCCCTCACCATAACACAGTCCGAGGGGAGCAGGGGGGACCCGGAAAGGGGACAGGCCCCCCCTGCGGGCGTCATTCTAGAACTACTGGTAGGGCATGGAGGACGGTGAGCTTCCGGACCATTCCCTCGGGCACGTGGAGCACGTGGTCGACCTGATCGTCCGCCGTCAGGCTCTGGGCAATCGTCACGTGCTTGTCCTTGGCCCCCACCACAAGCCAGCCCACCGAGGTCACGAGGTACTCCTCGCCCTGCACCTGCAGCTCCTCGACCGCGATCCACGACTCGTTCTCGCCGGCATGGGCATCGGCCCAGACGACCTGCACAACTTCCACTAGAGACCTCCTAGTGCCCAGACGAGGACCGCGAGCGCCACGATCGTCGCCCAATAGGTCACCTCGGTCTTACTCATGGACGTAGACCTTGTACTGGGCGGTCGTGCGCCCCTTCACCGGGTCGACAAAGTGCAGACGCTGGGAAGGCAGAGCCGACGCGGCGAGCATGACGCCGGCGTACCTGTTGTCCGACTCGGTCGAGCCCGTCTGATAGACCGCACCCTCGCCGTTCGCCATCGCCCACTCGGCGTGGGTGTGGTAATGCCCGATAAAGACGTCGCGAAACTCCCAAGGGTACGCGCCCGAGCGCCACCGGTTCACGTGCTGGACGATCGTCGACGGCGATGCGAAACCGTTGCGGCCGACCTCGTCGCCGTGAATGAGGAGCGCGCGGTAGTTGCCGATCTCGATGCGCTGGATGTCGGCGGGGGAGTCGTCCCATCTGACTCGGGAGTCGCCGGCGAGTAGCTGGCGGGCGAGCTCGTAGCACATTCGGTCGATGTTGTCGGCGCGGGGGACGTTGTCGCGTTTGGAGCCGATGCGCCCATGGTTTCCCCATTCGCCGATGACGCGAACGGTCGAGTACTCGTGAAGGGCGTGCTGGACGACTTCGACGAGCACTCGGGAGACGGTGACGTACTGGCCGAAGATGCTCGAGTCCACCTCCCAGGACTGGGTTGGAAAGTTGAAGAGGCCCTCGATCATGTCTCCTCCGAGCATGATGACGAGCTCGTCGACGGGGTGGTCGGCTCGCTGGATTTCGGTGATGGCGGCGGCCTTGTCGCAGAACCGGAGCACGCGGTCGCGCATGACGGATGAGTCGTAGGACTCGGTGCGCTTGCCGCCCTGCCAGTCCGTCAGGTGCCAGAGGGCAACCTCGGCGCCCTTCTTCTTCGAGGCGGGGCGCTTCGGAGGGAGTTTGACGCCGCCGAGGGCGAGCTGGGCGTCGTAGGCCGCTTGGATCGTCGCGGCGACGAGCTCGTCGGTCTTGGCGCGGGCCTTGGCTAGTTGGCGCTGGGTGTTCTCGAGCGCCCTACGAAGCTCTTCGACCTGCTGGGTTTCCTCATACGCGCTCACAGCTGCAGTCTCCCCTCCGGTGGCGGGCGATCGTCTGACCGCCAACCTTGACCCCGTGACGGGCGAGAACTCTTGAGATGACGGCGGCCGAAATCTCGGGGCGGACGAGGGCGTCGCGCAGCTCATCGGCGTCGGGCTTCTGAAGCACCGAGTAGGCCTCCTGCACCGAGCAGCTCGGCCCCTTGAGGCTCTTGGCCTTCTCGGCCTCAAAGTCGTCCATTAGTCCCATGTCTGTCCCCTTCCGTTCGGACACGGACAGAGTACGGGGCGGGTGTCTACGTAACGGGCTACTTAGCCTCGCACCATTGCCAATGCCAAGCCTCCCACTCGGGGTTGGGCTTGCCGTTGGGGAGCATCTTGGGGCCTTGGAGGTAGAAGCCGAAACGGGGGCCGTTCTTGCAGAGCCACGCGAACGTCTTGGCGGGCACCTCGAGGTCTTGGGCGAGGCCCCAGCCGTGAGGAGAACCGGGAGTCGTCGCCGATGGGGGAGCAGCTGCCGGGCTCTTGCCTTTCTTGAGCCACCACGTCCGCCCCTGGTACTTCCGCGTCACGGTCGGCTTCCGTAGAGTCGGCACCTTCGAGTAGCGATCGAGGAAGAGACGCTCCTGGGCCTCAAAGGACCGATAGCCCGCCGAGACGCTCTTGAGCGTGATTCCCGACCGCTTGGCGGCGGCAAACATCTCATCGAAGGCCACGGCGGCGGGGGCGTACAGCTGGCCCCCAGCCTTGATGGGCCGAAGAAGCCTCGGCGGCAGCTTGCCGTTGCCGTAGCGGCGCAGCTCGGCGTTGAGCTTGATGGAGCGGTAGGGCTCACTCATCGCTGGACGGCCCGAGCACCGGGTCGACCGGGACGCCCTTGCGCGCCGCGACACCGTTGCCGATGCCGTAGAACAGGCCCGCGCTGATGAGCGGAAGTCCCGCCTCGGTGGTGACGCGGCCGAGGGCCATGAGGCCGGCGACGAGCGCCATGCCGATAACGATGATCCAAGCCTTGGGGGGGTTCTGCACTTTCATTGTCCTGTTCTTTTCTAGTTGTAGCCGAAGACTTCGACGGTGAGGTCGGATGTCCAGTTGGCTGCGGAGACGGTGCTGATGGTGAAGTCTGTGTAGGACGCGGCGGTGTTGTGGTAGCCGCCTCCGAACACAACTCCACCTGTGGCGACCATTTGGGGGATAACTGTCGCGAACCGAGTCCTAATGGTTGACGAGTAGGGGTCGAAGATGTCAATGATGGCCGAGGTGCCTACCGTGCCGCAATAGCCGACCTGGGTCCAGTAGGTAGCGCCGTTGTCGTTGCCGTAGGCCGCACCAGCCGCTGCGTAGCCGAAGGCGGCATACCCGGCGTAGTAGTTCGTCGCCGCCGCACCGAGCCTCATGCGAAGATTCGTCGCGGCCGCGATGGTGCCTCCCGTGACGTAGACGCGGTAGTTCGCGAAGTCGGCGTTGAACGCGCTCGGGACGTTGAGGGAGTTGGTGCCGTTGCCTCCCGTGACGGTCGTCACTTTCCAGAGGCCGACTGCATCGAGTTGCGAGGCGTAAATGACTGCGCCGTCGGTGAAGTTAGGAGGTGTTGCCATTAGAAAGCCAGCCTATTCGTGCCAAGTATGCCTCGAACGGGATCGCCGAGGATGAGGTAGGGAGCGCTCGCCGCAGCTGCGAGGAGGTAGGTGTAGCGGGCCGAGGATGGGTCGGCCGAGAAGACGGCGCCCGAGATGCGACGCTTGTAGGTCTGCCCGCGGAAGGTGACCGAGACCTCCTTGCCGATGACCTCTGCCCACTTCCACGTGCCCGCGGTCGTCTCGAGGGTGTCGAGGTTCATCGTCGATTGGGCCTCCTCGAGGCAGACGATCTCGGTGATGGAGAGGGCCGGCTCGGAGTACTTGTCGAGGATGTCCTGGGCGAGCCCGTAGGCCACGTTGTAGCCGTTCGCGAACGTCTCGACGGAGACATCGCTCGGAGACTCGACTCCGCTATTGAGCGTCACGGTGCCCGCGGAGTAGTTGACCGCGACTCGGGTGACGTTGTTGTCGACGAGACTGTCGAAGGTGAGCGCGTCCATCGCGCGGACTGCGGACGATTGGCCCGTGTCCGAGAACGAGACGGTCGCGGTCCGGTTGACGTACTGCGAAAGGACGTACCAGCGGTAGAGGCCCTCGACAACGTAGGCGTTGTACGTCTGGGCGGCGTTGTTGATGAAGTCGGCCTCGGTCCCGGAGCCGTTCGGCAATGTGATTGTCGGGACGTCGCCCGGCGTCGATACCCAGCGGGTGAGGCCGATGGTGTAGGGATAGCCGGCGATGTCGCCAATGGCCGCGATTGACTGAGAGCCGGCGAACCATTCCATCTGGGTCCGGCCGTGGTCGGCGAGGTGGCCTTCGAGCTCGAGGGTGACGTAGTCGGCGTTGCCGACGCCCGCGGTGTAGGGCTTGTTCCATTCGACGCGGATGTCTCGGATGCGGCCCTGCCATAGGGGGACCGAACGGCCGACGCGGCGCAGCTGGACTCGGCTGCGGCTTTTGAGGCCGGCGACGGGGGAGGCGAAGCCGTTGGGATACCAAAGGGTTGCGGAGCCGCTTGAGGGGGAAAGGACTTCGAGGTCGGACTCCTTGCCGATGCGGACGTTGACGTTCTGGAGGTTCTGAAGCTGGGCCCAGGTGACGTAGTACAGGTACGACGGAAGGTTCGGGGCGGTGCCACCGGCGGCGGGCTCGTAGCCGATGTTGAGGTCGTCGGCGCCGGCGGGGACTTCGCTGGAATAGCCGCCGTCGAAATAGAAGTCGGGCGGCGCGGCCCCGACGTAGGTCTCGAGCATCCCAGCGTCAAAGCTCGTGTAGTTGGAAGTTGAGCCGTTCGTGATCTGCGGGAAAGCGCGCAGCTCGACCTCGCCCTCAAAGCTTGAGAACTCGCCGGCCACGGAAAGCTTGGTCCAGCCTGCTGCGGCGGAGACGACGACGAGGTCGCCGGTGATCTTCGAGCGGTAGACGCCCGAGTAGTCGTAGAACCAGAGCTCGACGCGCATGGAGCGCGAGGCGCCCGCGGTGTTCTTGACCCAGATGGAGCCGCGGACCTTCCTGCCGCCTCCGAGGTTGTTGTAGGCGACGCGGACGGAACGGACGCAGGCGTCGGCGGTAGTGGCGTCGGACTGGTAGTTGGCCTCATAGGTGCCGACCTTGGCCGAGCCCGTCGGGAAGGTGGGCGCCTTGAGGTTGACGCGATTCCAGCTGGAGGCCGTGCCCGTCTCGAAGGAGGCGTTGGCCTGCCAGTTGTAGCGAAAGACTTCGGTACCGAGGTCGAGGGCGTACGTCATCCAAGAGCCCTCGTGGTTCCGTTCTGCCTCGTCCAGCGCTGG